GTTCAGGAATAAAAATAATTTCTGGTTTCTCGTTTACACATTTAGTAGTGATTCGTTGTTTTTCATCAGTGAGTTTGGCCTCCTTCTTTTTCAACATCATATGCGCAATGCCCATTTTTATGAGGCGATAGAAGGCATACAATGCAACACTCCGGTACATAAGTTCTTTAACATCTTGAGAAACAAGAGTAGAACGTACTAGAGTTGACAATCCTCGGGCGCGTTCGATACGACGTCCAATTTCTTGCCGAAGAAGGTGATATTTACGGTAAAATACCCATACACAGAACAACGCTGTGGGGAAAAACATGGATGGTAACCACGTTACCCACAGAAACAAGTACGCTAACAAACATATAACAACTACCATAGAATTTAGGTCCTCAAGGACCATGTATTTGATCTGATGGCGGTTACAAAAGAGTAGAAGTTGAGTCATGTATTTGTTGTCAAATACCCACGTTGGAATCTTTGATAAGATACCACGTGTTTCCGCATCTAGACGAATAAGTTCGGCTATAAGCGGTTCAACTTCGTTATCGGGAATATCACCAGCTTGCTGGTCTAAAACACATGGTTTATAAACGACCAGAGCGGTACACTCCTCACTGGATTGCTTATCCAACTTCGCTTTCTCAGCCTCAATGGCAGCTTCATCAGCTTCCTTCTTTGCGACTTCGGCTTCTGCTTTCGCAGCAGCTTCAACAGCCGCAATGGCTTGTTCTTTAGCGCGGGGACAGCACTCACACAACTCTTCTGGAGAAGTACATAAGGGACAAATGACAAGTTTTTCTGCCATACCCTTTTGGCGTTCAATGTACGCACGCTGGGCAGCGAAGTAGTCTTTAGAATCGTCTATGACGTATCTTACGACTTCTTTAAAGGTAGATTTTCTTGTCTTATATGTGACATTCTCTTCTTTGTTGTCAGCATCAGGCACTCCAATGTCAATCTCAAAGCAATCTGGAATAAGTGCAGCACCAAAAGCTTGGGACACTTTCTTTGAATCCAGACGACCGTCTGCGAGAGCAAATTCTTCCTTCACAATCACATTAAAATGTGCATCAAAACGACGTACAAAGGAGAAAGGAGCATTGGAATAAGTACGTGCAACTGCTCGCGCAGTAACATTCGATGTAGCGGCCATGGCTTTGACTGCAATACGTACTTTACCTTTCATGTCGGCATCAGCCATATTTGCATAGGCTGCGACATTGTTCTTAAATTCGATGATCCGATCAGTCGGGGACTTCGTGGTGTATTGGGCTTGAGTGTTACCCAAATCATCGAAAATGGCACCATTTGTATGAGAGCGCATAGTTGAATCGTAATCGTCACCTTCCTTGATTGTAACTATTCTATCATCACCTGATTCGAATCCATTCGCATTCAGGATTAGACGGATTAGTACATCGTAAACGGTTGATTTACCGACTCCAGGCTCACCATATACATATAGAGCATAGGGAGCCATACGCTGCGCACCATCTGCACAAAAAGATTCAAAATCAGCTTTGTATCGCTTTAAAGTCACTAGACGGTCTTGAAGTGATTTCTTGACCCAAGTGTCTTTGATTCTCATGTACAAATCGGTGTGCTCATCAATGGCCTTCGTGAGTAAGAGGGAATAATCATTTTCATCCATTTTCTTAACTCGTTGAAGGTTGCCTGCCTTCACCAGAGGCGCGCACTCAACTATCTCGAAGTATCGAGATTCGGCGGATTTCAGAGATTCATCAGTAGCGAAGAAACTTTCAATACGCCCGGTCTTGAAGACACGATATCCTCCTTCGGAAAAGAAGACAATAGTGTCTAGCACAGCGGTGGTGAAATCCGCTGCTGTAAGTTGTTTCTCGTAGGCCTTGAAGGAGAAAATCTTCATGGGTCCATACGACACATCCATGTCTGTCAAATTACAGAGACCTAATGCGGCACACATGCTAATAACCTTGCATAGTGTTTCACCTCCTTTACTATTGACGGCTGTTCCCCAGTTGAATTGAAAACTCTTTAGGTTCTTTAGCCACAATGGCATCTCATCAAATTGATAATCTAATTCTTCATCAAATTCACCTAAATCAGTGTCTTCAAATTCATTTAAGATATCCTTAACTCTTTCGTTTTTCATCTCAAAACCGAGTTCATTAGTTAATAACTTATGAATCAATCCTGTGATAGATTTCTTAGAAAAG